CCAAAAGCCTGGCGTAGAACCTAAACTATGGGATATTTGAGTAGTAGCTCCGTTTCCAGTCCATGTCTGAATATCGAACATAGGTGATCGGCGAAATGTCCAAGAAGCGTAGTCATAGTTATTATAGTTTACTCCTGACCATGTACCCAATGTAAAGCCATTAGAATTAAAAGCAGTTACACTCCCAGTTTCATTGGCTTCAGAAGCGGTGCTACTAGAAGACAAGCCTTTTAACACTCCACGTTCAGTATCAAACAAAGCGTGTTGTGACGAGCCATTGCGGTGTTTAATCCAAACCAAACCACCTTCAGATAGATCAATACCATTATTAATGGTTTGTGCCGAACTTGATCCGTCATACACAAATGTTGAAAAAACTTGGTCTACGTCTAACCCTTCCGAAACGCCCTGACCAGCCGCTGCTTGGAGTAATTTCTTAGAAACGCTCATTACTTAATATCCTGACCAGCCACCAACAGATTGTAGATTGTGCCACCGTCTGTGGTAAAAACAACAAACGTATCAATCGCATTTGCCGTTGCCGTGAGCGTAGGTGCTGTACCGCCAACAAAGTCTACACTTGCAGGGAACGTCACAGTGTAACCACTAGCAGACGCATCCTGTTTAATCTTAAGTACAAAGCTAGATACCTTGCCGCTACTCGCTGGATTGCTAAACGTATACGTTACATTCTCAGTAAGCGTATGCTCAAACACATTACCATCACGTAAGTTAAGCGTTGCCGCATTACTGCCAGATGTTACCGTTGTGCTTTCCTCGATTGTGCCGTTGTCAAACGTAGCGACACCATTAGCATCTGTAGATACAAAGGCACTTGCATTTGTCGTGCCTAGCGTATTTGGCAATGCTATTTCATATGTAGAGTTTGCGCTATGTGGTGGACTAGCAACTGTAACCCCGTGAGAATTAGCCTCACAATTTAAAACTATTTTTGCTGAATTTGTGTTACCTTTTACAACAACTTTACCAGTGCCATTTGGTGCAAGTTCTAGGTTTGCATTTGACGTAGTAACAATATCGTTACCGTTTACATCAAGGTTGCCGCCTAAACTTGGAGACGTATCATTGACCAAATCAGAACTAACTGGATGACCGCCAGCGGTAGAACCATCATGCACAACTGGTTTATTTGTTGTTGTGTCTACCGTAATCTCACCAGCCGCACCAGTAAAAGAGCTATGTTCGCTAGTTGTGCCACGTCTAAATTGTACTTGTCTTGCCATTTTTATGATCCTGTAATTGAGCCAAAATCGTCTAGAACAGTTGCGCTACCTGTAATGAGTCCGAAATCATCTGTTGCGTTGAGATCTGCTAGATTGACGCCCTCAAAAGCGACTACCGAAAGTAAGTCACCAGCTGTCGCGCCTGTTGCTAATACAATTGTTGAGCCGTTAGCTGTGTAATCTGTGCCACCGTCTACAAGCATAACACCATTTAGAAACACCATTTCTAAACCAACATCGTGACTAACAGTAAAAGATGTTTGACCACTAGTTGCAGTAAATTCAGTTGTCGTTTTTCTAGCGTACTGAATATCAGTCGTTGTAGCTGTTATAAAAACTTTAGCCGCACCAGCTAAATTTATAGCGTTTCCGCTGTTTGAACTTTCTGAAACATTTCTAGTAAGTGTATTTGCACTAGCATTGAATACACCAAAGCCGATTTCAAAATTGCTATTTTCTTCTATTACGTAACGCGTAGTATTTCCGTCAGCTATGCCGCCCTGCGCGAACGTTTGAAAGCCGTCCTCAGCAGCGCCTAAAGTTATTGGTGAAGAAGTGCCAGTACTTGAACAGGCAACTTTTACACGGTTAGCTAAAACAACCATTATAAACCCTTTACGCTAGCTGAAGCACACCGTTTGCAGCTGAGAAATCCAGTGTTAAACTGTCACCATCGTTTAATGTCAGTGATGACCCATAATCATAATAAGCAATCAAAGGATCTGCTGGAGTACTGACTGTATCATTATACAAATAAACGTAACGGAAAGGGCCAGTAGAACCGCCAGAAGAAGTTAATGTTAAGTCTGCTAATACAAGTTTGTAAGTGCCGCTAGTCTGTGAAGAACTAGAAGTAGTCACGTTTCTTGATGATAAGTTAGTATAAGCAATCTGAGTAACATTTGTGAGTATCCCATTTCCGTCAGTGGTAGGGTCAGTACTTTCTGAACTTGGTGTAGTGTTAGACAATGCCACTACAATTTGATCACTTTCTAAGTCCATATTGTGCACAGCGTTTGACACAAAATCATTAATCTTATTAAATGTTGCCATTTTAAGAACTCCAATAAATTAAATTTTAAGGGTAAAAATCACTCAGGTTTTTCTGGGTAATTTACATTCAAAGGATCTGTCACCGTAGATGGTAAATCCCTTAAATTCTGTCGATAGGTTGCCCACTCTAGTTTTTTGCTATCACTTAGAGGGCTGTCTATTGCTTGCGTCCAATCAGATTGAGATAATAAAATATCTCGCTCGTATCTTAAAAGAGATAATGCAGTATTTTCGTTTAAAACCCACTGCTCATTTTGCAAATCAAAAGAAGCTACGTAATTAGGTTTACTAGGGTATTGTTTAATTTCATTGTTTTTAACGTAGTAAAATTCGTCAGAAAATGATCCCTCAACGTAACTCTCGCCCTCTTTTAAATTTAATAGCAAAGTGTCTTCGGTTACCTTAAGTATCATAATTATCTTTTGTGAATTAAAGATTGTGTATGTATTCATTTCTTTAGCTCAACATATGATATTGAAGGGTAAAGGATTTTTGTTTTTGAAGTGTTACCGCCAGTATTTTGAACCGTCAAAGTATATGTGACGCTGCCAGCTGAGGGATTATCTAAAGCTGGTAAAGTAAAAGAGGGTACGTTTTGGTGTCCAACCCTACAATTATTTAAGCCAGCAATACTACTTCCGTTTCTTTTCAATACAAAATTAAACGTCCTATATTCGCTAGAAGAAGTTACCTGATTATTATTCTCGTGAGTTGCAAACATATTCGCGGTGACTTGAGCACTAGCACCGCTGTTTGAGACTGTTAAAGTTACTAAAGTTTGCTCACTAGTTGTTAAGTAATCTATTAAGGTTGAAGATGACCCTTGAGCAAGTTGTGGAAAAGTAACAGCATTGTCACCAATTTTTGCAGTAGTTACAGCTAAATTATCAATCTTCGCATTTGTAATTACTGCATTGTTAATCTGCGCTGCGCTTGTAATTATTCCTGATGCAGCAAGTAAACCGCCAGTGATAGTGTTTGCGGCAATCTCGTTCGCTGTAATCGTTCCACTGTCTATTTTTGCTGCTGTTACTGCATTAGCCAAAAGTTTTGGAGTAGAGACAGCACCATCAGCAATTTCAGTTGCTGTGATACTTCCGGCACTTACTGTTGCGTCTGAAACAACTGAAGACCAAGCTGATCCTGTCCAGTAATATAACTTATTGTCAGATGTTAAAAATACTTGCTGGTTAGTATAATCACCGCTGGCTGGTAATGATGAAACTGGTTCAATAATATCTTTGCCAGCGTCAATAAATATCTGCCTAACACCGTTTGCAAAATCAGCATCATCTAGAAATGTCGTTGTTGCAGAAACGCCAGATGTAAAAGCTGACTTGTTCCCACTATAATCAACAGATTTTAAAAAATAATACCGTGTTTGACTAAGTCCTAAGTTGGTTCTTGTAAAACTACTGCCAGCGCTAATTCCAACAAGTGCAGCACCAGAGCTTGTATTAGTTGCGTTCTCATAAACTTCTACAAAATTTAAATCATTGTCAGCTGGGTTAGTCCAATTAACATCAATATATTTAAAACCGCCAACTGCCGTTATTGACGTAGGTAGTGCTGGCGCTGTTGTATCACCACCACCAGTAAAGGTTATTGTTGAATAAGCTCCCTTTACACCAGAAGCAGTGACAGCGCGTACCCTTATAGTGTATTCAACGCTATCTATAATAGGACTTATTTCTATAGATGTATCAGGTGTTGTAGCAGAAGAAAAATTACTATCTGCTGTTGGTTTATAATCAATCTCATAATAGCTAACAAAAGTATTCTGTGCTGCTGTCCAAGATAGAATGACGCTGTTTATAAATGTTCCGTCACTTTGTGTTGAGCCACCGCCAGAAGCAGTAAGGTTATTAATAGTCAAACCGCCACGACTATCAGTCAAAGTGCTGTTGTTAGAGTCAATGTCGCTTTCTTCAGCTGACCAAGAAAAAGCAGACGCTGACGTTTCTCTTAGTGTTAAGCCTACTTTTAGTTCACCACTACTTGCATCATTGCTAAACTTCCATCCAGCAACCTCAAACTCTTTAGCGCTAAATCCGTAACGTGAATTTGTAATAGAAACAATGTCACCAACTTGAACATTAAAAGCATCAAGACTAAATTCAGCCGTAAGCGTCATTTGCTCTCTTGCTCTAAACAAAGTCATTTTTGCTAGGCGCTGTGCCATACTAGCAGAAGTAGTAAATGGCAAATGATAATCTAATGCGCTTTCCACATTAGCATCATTGGCTATAAATGTTGATCCTCTAATCTCAGGGTAGTCTGATCTAACGTAATTATTTGCAGCAGAATTAAACATACCGCGCACAATATTAAAATTATCTCGCCTGCTGTGTTTAGTTTGTAAATTAATTCCTGATCTAAAATCGTCTAAAGTAAACGTCTTTACTGGCGTTGTATATTCACCAACTTTTAACTGCCACTTACCTTGACCCCAAAATAGTGTACCACTGCACGCTGTCATAAGATCAGCTAAGATGTCAGAGGGTGATCTATCTAAACTTATAACACCGTTAATTTCATATCTATTTTCTGTTGTTGACCCAACCTGAGAAACACTTTCATCACACGCGTTAGCTGCTGCTGAAAAAACAGTGTCGTTAGTATCGCCCGTATTATCTACACCGTATGCACTTGAAAGATAATCTCTTATACAAAGCGCTGCATTTGCAGAATAAG